AACATGCCATCATTTACTACATCAGGGTATGCTATATCAACTTCAAATCTTAATTGGTTAAATCGTGAACCGCCATATCTACTTCTAATGTAAAGTGTATCTTTATTAACTGACGCATCAAAATATCTAATGTCTTCAGGAATACCATAAGAAATTGCATACATCATAGAAAGAGCAATCTCTTCAGGTGTACCGGTAGGATTAAAGAACTGTTCATATGAAGTACCTGGTCCACCTGTTAATGAAGTATTAGCTGCTATTTCATCAATCACATCATTACCATCATAAAAAGTAATTCTATAACCTACTGGCAATTCTGTATTTATTTTAAAGCTTGCCATTGCATGCCCTTGCCCTTCTAGGATTGTCCCATCAGCAAATGTTGTAGGCTGCTTAAATCCTGTCAGTAAACTGATATCAATTTTTTTATCGGCTAATCGTATTTGATTATTTGCCCAATATGACCCACGTTTAATTGAATGAAAATTATCTTTCTTATCTTTAACATAAAATATAGACTCTACTTCATTTACACGCGTTGGGTTAGGAACTCCTGTTATTGTAGAGGTTTTATTTGAATCTAAAAATAAAAGAATACCTTGATCATTTACCATATCAAAAGAAGTATTTAATTCTTCAGAAACTTCAGTTATATTTTTAATCTTAGGTAATTGCGTTTTTTCTGTATTTTTGTAAAAACCTTCTCCTGATAAATCAAATTCGCCTTCTTTAATATCATTAACATATAAACCAAAATATCTATTGTAAGAATAATCTTCAGAGTTTTCATCGCTAAATAAAAATTGTAAATTAATTAGATTTGCCGAAAGAACACCTGTTCTTTGAAACCCTTGTGTTAGAAAAAATTCATCCTGTAATATTGTGCCATCTTGAGTAACCATCCCTTCATATGCATATTCACCTTTGGTCACAAACCCACCTCTATCATATGATATTCCACTCCATTGGAACGGCTCATCCTTTCGCCACGTAGATCTTAATGGTGCGTTTGGAAAATCTGCACTATTTCTATAATTTCTTAAATACTCACCGAGAGGAGATCCTGGTCTCATGTCAAACGTTTTAATTAAAGTACTTTTTTCTAAAACATTTTCTTTGAATTTAGCAGATGTCTGTGCGTCACTTAATCCTTTATTAGGATCATCAGATAAAACATTATTTATTGCTAAAGGATCATCTATTCTAAATATTACAAAATAATTAGGTATTTGTTTATTTAACCATATTGGAGCTAATAGACCTAAATCTTCGGTGTATGCATCAGATGCAATAGAGGAACATCCTGCATCATAAAACATTTCGTATTGTGAACTATAATTTGATAACACAGCAGTATCTTCAAATTGTTGATATACGTCATATGCAATATCTTTAGGCAATTTACCTTTTTGGAAAAAGTTATATATGTCTTTTTCATACGATGACTTATAGTCAATTTTAAACGACTTAAATCGCGAAGAAGATAATGTTGTATTTGCGCTAAACGATTCAAGATAAAGATTATCTTTACTGTCAACAACCAATTTAACATTCCCACTTAATTTAGGGTTAGTTCTAACTAAACCATATGATGCTTTATCTAGTATCTTTTGGACCATCTAATTGTCACTTTTTTTATTTATTCACCAAGAAGATAACTATGTTAAAATGTTAGAATGTTTTCTTCGTATTTTGGTTAACTTTTGTTTCAGTGATAGAAGGTGATAAATTTGATACTACCTTTTCTAAGTCGGTTAAACTTTTTGCCACCGTTGCTGATGGGAATGTATTAACATTTAATTTATCGGACTTGTATGTTGCAAATACTTCTATATCAAATTGAAACGCATCATTAATAGATGTAAAGATATCGAATCCTAATCTTTTAGCATATGTTACATTCACAGTTGAACCTGTATTGTCCCCTGCTATATTTCCACGGCCACCTCCAGTTGAACCAGAGCCTGAACCAAAATAATCAGTCATTCTATATTGAAATATTAAAGGCACGTTTAA